TGGCCTGCAACTTCGTATGCTCTAGGGTGTTGTCCTTCTTTTGCAATATCTAATATACCTTGTATTGCGTCCTGTCCACGTTCTATAAGATTGTAATAATTTTCTCTACTGTATTTGTAATCATTATCCACATCTTCTTTGTCCTTATCTTCCAATCTAGGAACTGGTGGAGTAAATTCTTGTTTAACTACTGCTTTTGTAGCAGGCTTCACTGGTGAGATACCTAGAGCCTCATTTATTTTGTCGTCTATTGTCATATTGTTCCAAATTATTCAGCACTATCATATGTTGTTATTGTTGTTGTAAATCCAAAATCATCATCAGCGCCAGCAGAAGTTGGATCTGGAACGACCACAATTCGTTCCTCTTTCTTTTCTGTTGTAGTTGTATCTGTATATACATCCGAAATAGCTTCTTTAATAACTTTGCTAGAGTATATAGGTCCATACAAATAAGTTTTTGCAGTAAATCCTAAAGTATAATTTACAGCACGTCTGTTTGTATAACTACCATCGTAAGTATCTTCGTAAGTAACACTATTTAGTGTAATCGGTACATCTCTTTTAATTCCCATACTTGGGATTACGTTTATTGTAACTGTATAGTCTGGTTGAAAGTAAGGTAATATTTGTTCAACAATTTGTAAACCACCTTCAGCAGTTGCTGTAAAACAGTATAAACTAAAACTAATATTATATGGAACAGGATTATATTGATAATACATTTTATTAGCGTCTGTAGTATTAACTGCTTTAAACTTTCCTACTCTTTGTAACTTACGAGTAGCGTCATATGTAATACCTGATATTTCAAATCCCATTCTAGGCAACGTAATAGCCATTTCTCTTTTTTCTAAACTAGGCTGTTGCTCTAATCTTGTTAAAAACTTTTCTTTAGGTGAATATGCTAAAGGCACTTTAATTTTTTGTACAACATCGCCTTCGCTATTTGTTCTATGAATAACAATATTATTAAATATTGTACCAAATGATACAACAACTTTTCTTAATGACTCGTGGTAAAATCGTCTTCCAAACATTAAATACTCTCCTCATCTACTTCACCAAATGGGTTTCTTTCAGTAAAGTCTAATATATCATCATCTGTACTTGCTGTACCGAAACCTGCGTCTGATTCATATGTATCATTGTCAGCATAATCTCTTGTTTGAGTTGCTAAATTAAATGTATCACTTTCTAATATTAAATAATCCATATTACCTAAAACGGAATCTGTACTTTCTAATAATGTTCCACCACCAGTTTCTAATAATGCTTGATGTTGTAATAAATCTATAGATAAATCTTTTTCTGCGTCACTAATTTCAGGTATAACACCAGAAAGTTTTTCTGAACTGTACTCAAATTTAGTTGCTCTTAATTTATATACTGGTAAATTTCCTAATTGGAAGAATGGCTCTTGGTCTTCAACAAACTGTATTTCAAAAAACGAGTTCATTAAAGGAACATATATTAAATCTCCTTCGTTAGGTCTTCCTTCTTTAATTAATGTAGCTGCATTATCAACTTGATTTTGCCAACGTCTTTTTGAAATCATAAACGTTGTATCATCTCTTATTTCTAAACCAAATTTAGAAACTAACTCCTGCTCACCTGCAAATCCATCAGTTGTCTCCACATACATTTCAAGTAAATAAGAATCATCAAATTTAGAAAGAGTATCCTCTCCTAAAATTAAATCCTGATTGACAATTGTTCTTGGTAAATAGTAGCAGTCGTGGCCGTAAATCTTTAAGCCTTCTATAATTATATCTTCGTGTAATCTTTTCTCTGCTTCATTACCGATTCCATCGCCGCCTTGAAAGTAGTGATTGACTGGCATAGCATTATCCTATCATATAAGTTATAGGCGTTTCGTATGTGCCTCTTATTTCATCTTCTAATTTTTTAACATCCTCTAATGCTTCTGAATATATTTGTTGACCATTTAATGATACGCCACCAATCATAGCCACACCATTAAATTTTGAAAGATTGCTCCCCCACTGCTTTTTAAACAAAGCAGTTGTATATCTTTTCAAATAAATGTCATTATAAACATCTGTAAATGTTGTTGGGTCTAATTTTCTAAAACACTCAATAACAAGAAACTCACCTACAGATATGTCTGTTTTCCAATCCATATCTACAAAAAGTTTATTATTATATTGATTAAATCTTATAGGTTTCTCTCCTACTAGAATATGGTCTAAAAAATCTAAATGTCTTAATACCATATCATAATGTATAATTGATGTTGAAGAAAAATCGTAAAGATCGTTTAATCTTAATTGGTATCTTATATCAAATAAGTTTTGATTACCTCTATTAGAAAGAGGAAAGATTCTAGTTACTGCTAATACAGCTTCTGGTACTACTATAAAATTATTTTGTTCGGTCCATGCAGTAGTTACTGAATTTTTAGTAATTGTTGTAGCAGTATCTCCTGTTGGAGTTTTTATTCTATCTACATCTGCTTGGGTAACTTCGTATTTAAGATAAGTACGCTCTACACCATCGTAATGATATTGAGCAAAGTATTGTAAGGCTTCATCTAATCTATCTTCTAACTGATCGTCATCAGCATTAATTTCAATAACTGGTTTGCCTAATGCTCTTAAAGCGTATTGTTTTAACGTTTCTCTTGTTGCTGGTTCTGCCATATAATAGTTCCTTTTTACTATTTATACTATTTATTAACTGTTAATAAGGCTCAATCCCAGTTTACGCATAAATGCGTTATGTAAAAAATAGTTAATTAAGTGATTAATTAAATCTTACGAACTAGTTCCGTATATTGTTTTCTGTACAGCATCGGATGAATTAATTATCTGTAATGACACAGCAGTAGCAAACATTGATGAAACAATGTTAGAAACCGTGTTGTTAGAACAGTTAATAGTTTTGTTCGTAACTGTTTCAGTATTAGTTGTAGATAAGACATTTACGCCACCCAATGTAGCAGTTGTTGCTTCTAAATTAGCAACAATTGTTCCAACAGCATAACCTGTACCACTTGTGTTTACAGTTGTTGTTGGTGCAGCTTGATTATCTTTAAATAACTTCCATTTAGTATCTGAAGCATCCCTAAACAAACCACCATAAAGGTCTTGTGAACCAGATGTATCGTACAACCCATAGATACCAATATCAACAGCATCGGATGAATTATTTCCTGTTGCAAGGGAAACTAATGGATCTTCTACTGCCAATGTTGAAGTATTAACCGTAGTAGTATCACCAGAAACAGTTAAGTCACCAGAAATTGTTACATCATCTGGAAGACCGATAGTTACTGTTCCTGAACTTTCAGCAACATCAACTTCGTTAGTAGTTCCAGCAAATGTCATTGTTCCACCTAGAGCAACTGCTGTAGTATTGGAACCATCTGAAACTGTTATTCCAGAATTGGTTAATGAACCATTAGCAATATTAGATAATGTGTTTGAAGAACCTGATATAGTTTTGTTTGTTAATGTTTGAGTTCCTGTTAAAGTTGTTACAGTTGAATCGATTGCTATATCATTTGCATTGGCATCTATACCTGTACCGCCAATAACATTTAGTGTTGCATCTCCACTCGTTGCACCACCAGTTAAACCTGTTCCTGCAACAACTGAAGTAATATCTCCCACACTTACTTGTGTAGCGATATAAGCTTTAATAGATTGTTGAGTTGCTAAATGTGTAGCTGAATCAGAAGCAAAATTATCTTCATCTTTGATTGCTGTTCCAGATACGCCTGTGTTTAATACAGCACTTGTTAATGTTTTGTTTGTTAGTGTTTCTGAACCAGTTAATGAAACAAAACTTTCACTTTGTAGAGCAGTATTAAATTCTGCTAAAGAACCGGTAAGTGTATTAGTACCTAAATCAATTGATTTATTAGTTAATGTGTCTGTAGTTGCTTTACCAAGCAATGTGTCTGTTGCGTTTGGTAATGATAATGTTCTATCTGCTGTAGGATCAACTGTTGTAAGTGTTGTTTCGTAATCGTCATCGGTTGCACCTTCAAAAACAAAACTATTTTGGATATTAATTGTTGTAGAATCTACAGTTGTTGTTGTTCCAGAAACTGTAAGGTTTCCTGACACAGTTAAATGGTCGTCAACTGTAACTGTTCCACCAGCTGAATCTATTGTAAGATTTCCTGAAGCCGTATCTATTTCATTGTCTCCAGTCTTACCTAATTGAATATTTCCTTGTAATGAACCGACAGTGTTTAAACCACCAGCGGTGCTTCCATCGTGTAGTTTAACTATATCTAAAGTTGTATCTACAGTCAACTCACCAACTGAGCCTGTATAAGCAGCGTTCTCAGCGGTAGTTCCTCTTCTTAGTTGTAATATTGTCGGCATTTTTGTTCTCTCCCTTGTAACAAAGTAACTCTATTTATTTATAATATAAAGTTATTTGAAATCTCCTTTTTTTATATTTTTTATGCAACACTTCCTAAATCTATCGTTAGTAAGTGTTTAAAGTTATTTGTGTCAAATGTATCTGTTTGTAGTGTTTCACCAAAATCATCAGTAGGTGTAGCACTCGGTGCTGATTCTCCTCCACCTAAATCAAAACTAGTTACTAGATCATTTAATTTATTTAAATCACTTAAAAAATGTGCTCTATCTTGTTGTAATTGAGTAAGCCCAATTTCTAATGTATTTCCTATATAAGCCATATTATTATCCTATGTTGAAATCGCATCCACACAGCTCACAACTGCGTCCACTGAAGAAGCACAATCAGATATTACTGTTAATACATCTCCACTTTTTACTACTACTTTTGCTCCGCCATCAATTAATTGTAATTGCGAACCAACGTGAATCGGTGCGTTTTTGATTAAATAAATATTGTTAGATGAATCAGCATCCTCAATATAAGCGTCCACAAAAACTTGTGAACTTGTAGTATTTGCTAATGATATCCCAATAATTGTGTCATAACTATTAGCTGTAAAAACCTGTACGGCTGATTTGCCTACATTCTTTGATACATATCTTCTAAAATTCTGTGCCATATTCTCTCTCTATATTTATACTATTTATAATGCAATTGCCATCGCAATAGCAAAACCTTTCGTTGATTGATTGTCTAATTGAGTTTGTATATTACTTGATACTCCATTTAAATATTGAAATTCTGTATTTGAAATACTTCCGTCACCTATACTAGTAGCATTTAATGCTGTAATTGTGTTTGAAGCCCCACTAATAGTTTTATTAGTAAATGTAGTTGTACTTGTAGCAGTGACAGAATGTTCCTGAGCATCCACATAAGCCTTAACTGACTGTTGAGATGGTGGACGAGTAGCACTATCACTTGCCATATCATCTTCATCAATTAATGATAAATGAGCCTGTGAATCTACATACGCCTTAATACTTTGTTGTGTTGCTAAATGAGTTGCCGAGTCACTTGTTAAATCATCTTCATCTTTAATAGCACTACCAGAAACACCTGTATTTAAGACAGGACTTGTTAAAGTTTTGTTTGTTAAAGTTTGTGAAGATGTTAATAATACAATAGAAGTTGTATCAGATAAATCTGTTGAAGCAATAGTAATATTACCACTACCATCAAAACTTTGACCAGCGATTGTTCTAGCAGTTGCTAACGCAGTTGCTGTATCAGCATTTCCTGTTAAAGCACCAACTAATGAAGTTGATGTAATACTTGTTGCACCAGTAACTACACCAGCGTCAACTATTATTGTTCCGTCTAATACAATTTGTTGTCCTGATAATGGAGTTATTGTTAAATCTGTTCCTGCTGTAGAGGAAATATCATTACCGTTTATAGTTATATTATCAACAGAAAGAGTTGTTAAAGTTCCTAATGAAGTAATTGCAGGTTGAGCTGCAGTTGTAACCGTAGCAGCTGTACCAGATGTATTACCTGTTACGTCACCAGTTACATTACCTTCTAAATTAGCAACTAATGTTCCAGTTGCATAACCAGTACCACTTGTATTAACAGTAGTAGTTGGCGCTGCCTGAAGGTCTTTAAATAATTTCCATTTAGTATCTGAAGCATCCCTAAACAGTCCTGAATATAAATCTTGTGAACCACTTGTGTCATATAATCCATATAAACCAATATCAACAGCATCGGATGAATTATTACCAGACGCCGCTATAATTAATGGATCTTCTACGGATAATGTTGAAGTATTAACAGTTGTCGTATCACCAGAAACAGTTAAGTCACCTGTAACTATTAAGTTACCTGCAAGGTTTACATTTGCACCAGTAAAAGTAGCAGCAGTAGTTGTACCTGATTTAATTATTAAATTTCCTGAATTGTTAGTTGCACTACCAAAAGTTGTGCCATCATCCTTAAAGAAAATATCTCCACCATCAGCGTCTAATACGATATCAGTAGTAGCGTCTAAAGTA